GTCAGCCGTCACGATGCGGCCCCAGCAATCGCCGTTGTTCCGCATGACGTACAGGGCGGCGCCGTTGCGCAACCGAAACGCCTCAGACAGGATCATACGTCGGCCCTCCCGGCTTTGGCGACGCCCGCGGCGCGCTGCAAAAACGGCGTCAGCGAGCCGCCGTCGCTCACGTGCTTGTCGAAAAGCCCGCGCACGAAATCGAGCGCGGCGGCCTTACGCTGGAGCCGCGCAATCTCCTTGAACGCCACGGTGGCGGCGATCGCCGGCCCGTCGTCGTCCGTCAAATCCTTGTCCGCGATGAATTCGTTTTCGATCGCGTTGCCGATGCCCAGCGCGGCGATGATGTCGCCTTGAAAGTCGGAGCACGAATAGGACATGATCAGATTCTCCTCAGATAGCGGTTAGCACTCTTCCGGGTGCGTGAAGCGGGCGCAGTCCGTGTACGCGACGCGCTCGGGGTCGCTCTTGTAAACGGACAGATTCGACGGGAGCCGGCCGGTCGCGAGCAGCTCGGCGCGCACTTCGCGCGCGGTGCACTCGCCCGGGCGGCGGATGCGTCTCACGAGCCGGGAATCCCCGTTTTCGACGATGTACGCGTCAAACCAAGTCGGGCGCATCAGATTCTCCTCAGAGGATACGATCGCCGGCGCGGCGCGCGATCTCTGCGGCCGCCGCAGTGCCGTACAGTCGGACGCGAGCGCGATGCTTCTCGGCGGGGCTCAGGGCGCGAAACTGTTCATCGTATGCGCGCTCGATGCGCTGCCGGTTGCCCGGCTCCAAATGCGTGAGGCACGCATACGTGAACGGGTCGGCCGGCGCTAGCAGGGCGCCGAGATTGTGCGCCTCTTGCCACGCGCCGCACTCCACGCAGCGGGCGCGAAACGGGATGCTGTACGCGTTGGAAACAGGGATAGCGTCAAACATCAGATTCGCCTCAGATTCAGCACCACCAGGACAACCGCGCCGTCCCGATCGTGCTCGCGGGCGAGCCGGGACACGCGAACCGTAAACGTCGGGATCGCTTTCATGCGTTGATTCCCTTCCGGGCGGCGTGCCGATCGCGCAGCGGATGCCGCGGCCGGCGGCGCAGTCTCGCGGTCCATATCGGATCAGGCTCGCGGCTCACGTCGACCAGCGGCACCAGCGGCCCGGGTTGCGTGTTGTGCGCGTACACGAGCACGCGCGTCAACCGGCGCCGGGCGAAATCCGGCATCAGCCGCAGCGCCAGTGCCAGCGCATGGCGCGGCGAACATGCTTCTAGCGTGCAATGCCGCGAGCACTGGCGATCGTCGGACGATCGGAAATCCCAAGCGATCAGATACAGACTCATCGCCTTATCTCCCTGAGACTGCGGCGGCGAACGTGAGCACGGCGCCGAGATGCGCCAGCATCATGCGTTGATCGTACACGAGCGCGAGCGCGTGCTCCGAACATGCCTCAGAGAATGCCGGCGCCAATTGCGGGTATAACTCGGCATCATCGTAAATGAAGAGCATGACTAGATTCCTCTCATGACGGAAGCGTATAGGCGCCGGTTTTCGTCGCGCCGTTTCCACAAGGCGCGCTCCAATCGAATCCGATCGGCAGCCGACAGGCTCGCCCATGCGCCGGGCGCGAGGCGCGTTTTCGCGTAGGCGAGCGTTTCCTCGAACGTCTCGCCGACATGGCACCGATCGGCGAGCGACGCGAAGCGCTTCACAGTGCCGGCGGATAGCTTTACGGTTTGCATCTCACGTCCCTGAAAATGTGCAGCCCGTGCTCGCGCGCGGCCGCCTCGATCGCGCCTAGCAGCTGCGCACACTCGCCGTCGGTCCACGTGTGCGCGTCGCGCGTACGCTCGGGCCCGACAATGCCGGCGGCGCGGGCGAGGAAAGCGCCGTGCGCGCGGCCGCCGTCGGCGCCAGTGCTCCGAAATACACGCTCGCAATGGAAGAGCACGCGCAGCGCGGCGGGCGAAGGATTCGCGGTTGCCATGATGCTATCTCCCGCAGTGCCAGCGGCGGCGCGTGCTCGCTGGAGCGCGATCAATCCGGCTACGCGCAACCGCCAATTCGTGGCGGGCGAGCGTCATATACGCGCGCCAGTATCCGAGATTGCCGAGCCGCCGCTCGCGCGCCGCGTTGATAAGATGCCCGCGGGCGCGCCGTAGCGCGGTGCCGATTTCGACCTTACGACCGACGTATTGATTGCCGATCATGATCTATTCCTCTTCGCGCCATGCGCGTCGCGCGGCCGCATCGCTCACAAGCGCGCGCCCGACAAGCGCGGCATCCGCGTGCGACACATAGCGGCGCGACACGCCGTCAAGCGTAAGCTCGAAACACCGATACAGGAGCCGCGCCGCGAGCGGCAGCGCGGCATTGTTCGCGTCGCCGTAATCATCGTAATGCTCTACAACCGCGATCGTCGCGGGGAAGATGTCGCCCGCGCTCCAGCCTTGCACGCTGGAATGGCCGATCGTATCGCGGCCGCCGGGGACGTTAATGTTTGCGCTCATTCTCGATTTCCCTTTCAGGCGATGGTAACGGGTTTGACGAGGCCGCCGGTCGCAATGTCGCGCCAGAGCGCGAAGAGCGTGCCGGCATGCGTCGCATGCCCGGCAGCATACTGGTAGAGTGTTTCTTGCGTCACGCGCTCGCGCGCGACGCACCAGCCATAATACGCGCTCCAGTCGGCGCCGCGCTCGCGCGCCCATTCGCGCACGTCATCGGCGCGCGCGACGATAGCATCCGCCATCGTTTGCGCCGCTTTGTTGTACATGTCGACATAGTGCCGATTCCAGCGCACTGCGCTTTCGTATCCGCCGATCATAGCGATTTCCTTTCAAGGTCAGGTTAGTCTACAATTCCACCGTATCACGTGCGCGTGGCGATGTCAAGCGCCGCGCGCCAGTAAACCCAGCATGCCGCTTGCACACTGTGCGGCGCCTCGCCGACCAGTTCCGCGACTTCGCGGTACGCGGCGGCCGCTTGGCGATAGCGCGCAACCGTCACGCGAGCCGCGGCCGGCACATTGCCGCGAACCGGGCAGGGCACGCCTCGCGCGATGTTCAGCGCGTGCCCGTCGATAACAACATCATCCGTGCCGCCCGCGCTCGCCAGCAACCGGTAGAATGCGCGCGTCTTTGGGCCCGTGATTACTTGCGTCGGCTCGGCGCCGTCAAGGCACGCGAGCGCGCGGCGCACGAATTCGCGCGAATAGGTCGGAACCTTGTGCAGCCGATTGCCGATCAGGGCGCGCACGTGCGCCGGGACAAATTCCCAACGCATTCCGGGCGAGATAGCGGCCGCGGCGCCCGCGATCGCGTCAAGCGGCCGCTCCGTGCGGCGCGCCAGATCAGCAAGGCGCGCGCTTTCCTCGGCGTACCATACCCGGCCGGCGGCGCGCGTCAATTCGTCGGCCGACAGATACACGGCGAGGATGTTTTGCGCCATGCGCACGATGGCGCGTCGCTCTTTGGCTTGACGTTTCGACATGGTTACGCCTCCGTCGGATAGTCGACAATAACGGGGAATTGCGTCACTTCGCCTCCGTCGCCACCGACTACGCCCGGCGCCGAGTAAGCGAGCACCCATCGCGGGCAAGTGTCGGCGAGATGCGCGGCCGGAACCCATGCTACGGCACACTGATCGAGATGCCGCGCCAGCAAGGCGCAGCCGTCCGCCATCCGCTCCGCGTGCGCCAGTACCGCACACTGTACGAAACGCTCCGGTACGCCTTCCCATTCGCTCTTGCCCATCGCGACGGCGAGCACAGGGCCGAACGCCAGCCCGATAGACTCAATAGAGCGCTGCAATTGCGCGGCCGGCTCTTGCTCGCCGACGTTCAGCCCGACCGACACGATGAAAACGGATTTCATGCCCTGCCCTCCGTTGATTGATGATGGACCCATTATGCACGAGCACGCCGTGTCCGTCAAGTACATTCCGTCACGCGAGCCGCACGGCGCCGGTTACGCGCTGCATCGTCTTGCCGCGCGTCGCGCGCCAATCGTGCAGTACGCCGTCGACGATCGCAAACGCGTGCGTGCGCGACCATGCCACGAAATGCCCGACTGGGTAGGCGCGGGCGAAGGCTGCAACCGTGCGGAATCCGCGCGAATAGTACCGGCTGTCGACGCGCGGCACGTACAATTCCGACCATGTCAGAGATTCGGCGCCGGGCGCAGCGTCGCGGCATGCTTTCGTAATGATGTCGGTCGGCGTGCCTCGGCGCGGCCGCCTGCCGTTGCGCGCCATGATCGCGTGTGCATCGGCGTAGGCGATACAGGCCGCCACGGCGAGCGCGCGCACGGCGCAATCATTTGTTTCGTTCGCGCCTTCTGCGGGCGCTGCATAGTTCGCCGTGCACACTGGCGCGAGCGGCGCGAGCGGCACTGAGCGCGGAGCGCGGCGCGTGTACGAGCGCTCGAAGCTATGCCAGCATTCGCGGCACTGGTACTCGGCAAGCATGTTGCCGGCGTCGATAACGTAGCGCGCGACTACGCGCACGCTCGGGCCGTCGCAACGCGGACATACTATTTTGCGCGCCATGTTACTGCTCCTCCGCCCATGCTTCGAACGCGTCGCGCGCGTCGCACGCCTCGGCCATCCGCGCGCGCTCGGCGGCGTCGAATGCCGGCCGCTCGCCCGCCTCGGGAACCGGCGCCGGACGGTCCGGCCCAGGATTGAACGCAAAGACTACCGGGCGCACGAGGACGCCGCCGTGCGCGGTGCGCCCGGTTTCCTCGTGCAGTCCGAATAGCGCGGCATGCCGCGCATGCGCCCGCTCGCGCGCAACGCGCACGGCGCACGCGTCACTGTCGGCGAGATACTTGTCGCCGGCTTCGATCGCGCCCGACGGGTACAGATAGGCGGCCGCGTATAGTTTCGATTCCATGTTGATCTCCGATATATGTTGCGTTATTGACATTTCCCGTTATACGCGCCTTCGCTGGGTCTGTCAACATGGCGCGTGTCGCGAGCGTGACATATTCACGCGACCACGGGATTTCGCTTTGGAATCATACGCTTTGATTTTTGCTATCAATTGCGTTTATCGTAAACTAGACTTTTTCTATGCTAGTGTCACCATTTTACGCTCGAAAACGCTTTACGGCATTTTACATCCCTTTGTAATCAATAGCTTGGGAGTTTACGCTTGTAAAATATGGCGTGTGTAAAACGCTCTCTCCCCCCTATAAGGGGGAGAGCGTTTTACGCTTTACGTTTACGGGCTGGCCGATTGACGGGCAACCGCTGGCGCGCTGCATTTAATTCGTGGCCGGCGCGGCTGCCGTGCGCGCGCTGCGCGGGACGCTGGCCGATGCGCGGGCCTGTAGCGGCCGGAGCGCGGGCGGCGGCTCGGCGATCGGCGGGCGCGGCTCGGCGATCGGCGGGCGCGGCTCGGCGGCTCGGGATGGTAGCGGGCTCCAGCGCCGGCCGGCGGCATCGCTTGTCTTCGGCCGCCATTTGTCCTAGTTATAACAGTCCCGTAATCCGCAATGCCATTCCGCTATGCGCAACGGCTCGCCGGCCGGCTGACCGGCGCATAGTGTACCCGGCGCGCCTCTCGCACTCTGCCGCCCGCCGCCCGCACTCTGCAGCCTGCAGCCTGCAGCAAGCACGCCAAAAGCGCCCGCCTCGTGCACGCTGCCGGAAACCGGATTGCGGAAACCGGATTGCGGAATGCGAAATGCGGGGAGCACGAGGCGCGGCCGCCGCTCGCCCGCTGCGGCTCGGGCCGCGGGCTGCCGCGTGCTTGCTGCGGCCTGCTATTCGGGCACGCCTCGTGCTAGGTCGCGAGCGCTCACTGACGTTAGTGAGTGCTAACGGGGGGTGGGGGGCGGGGGGTTGCGGGCCGCGATCCAATTTTGGGACCCAGCGCCGCACATGCGAGGGGTATTTTCAGGTATATGTCGAATAGTTGACACCTTTGCGGAGTCCGCCCGCCCATCTCAGACTCCGCAACGCCCGCACCCAATACGGGCGCAACCGTACCCAGCGCGGGGTTGACTACGATACGCGTCAACCAGCCCCTCGAGCGCGGGGTTGACTGCAATACGCGTCAACCGAGCGTTTGCGCAACACGCGTGCTATACTGAGAACATGGACGCCGCATCTGCTACTGGCGGGGATACTCTGTCCGAGTGCCGCTGCCCCGAGTGCCAAAAGACGAAGCCTCTCACGGAGGACTTCTGGCGCGTCATGCCCGGCGGGCACTTCGTGCGCAAGCGGTGTCTGCAGTGCGAGATCGACCGCAAGACGAAGGGCGGCCTCAAGCAGACGAAGGACCCGGTGGTGAAGGAGGCGGTCAAGTTGCAGGCGGTGGCCGATGCGGGGTTGCCTGCGGACAAGCTGTTGGCCGTGATCACCGAGCCGCCCGCCACGCTGGCCGAGGCGCGCCGCAGGGCGGCGATCCTCCAGCGCAAGGTGTCCGGGCTGAAGGACATGCACGGGATTTCGCGCCGGCTGACGACGATCCTCTCCATGCAGGCGGGGGCCGACGTGCTGAACCGCGAGGCCCCGGTCATCATGGAGCTGCTGGCGATGTATGCGAGCGACCCGTCCTCGCCGTACCACGAGTTTGCGCTGAAGGAGTTTCTCGATCGCATCGTGCCGCGCAAGGCGTTTCAGGCGCTGGCGATCAAGGAGGCTGGCCTCGAGGAGGCCGCCGGCAAGATGCAGCCGCAGATCACGATCAACGTGGTCGGTAGCGTGAAGCCGCACGGTAACACGATCGACGTTACGCCAACGGCGGATGTTACCGACGTGGAAGGAGCAAGCTGATGCCGCAGATCACGATCGTACTCGGCGCGCCGATGGGCGGCGACGAGATGCACGAAGGCCCGCCGGAAGCCCCCGAGAAGGAGGACGGCGCGGAGCAAGGCGAGAGCGAGGCCGGCGAGTATGGCTTCGCGGACAAGACGCGCCTGCCGTTCGCCGCGCTCTCCCCGAAGGAGCGCATCCGCCGCGAATTCGGCGAAGGGATGGCGCTGTCCGAGGAGCAGAAGGCCGCGCTCGAATGCTTCGAGGCGCTGCCCTCCACGACGCAGAACATGCTCCTGCGCAAGGCCAGCGAAGCCGGCCAGTCGTTCATCCTCGGCTCGGACCTCGCCTCGGCGAAGGAGATGGTCGAGGGCGATTCGGAAAAACGGGAAGACCAGTTCGCGTCCCTCGAGGACGACGAGCTGGACGACACGACCGAGTCGGAGTTTGACTGAGTGATCTCGCTTGACCTGCACCTGCATCCTGCGCAGATGCAGGTGTTCAACGACCCGCGCCGATTCCTCGTGCTCGCCGCGGGGCGACGGTTCGGCAAGTCGGACCTCGCGCTAAAAAGGGCGGTGACTTCGGCGCTGTCGCCGCGGAACGTGCGCAAGAAGCCGGTGTGGATCGTCGGACCGGTGCAGCCGCAGGTGAAGGCGATCTACTGGCGCCCGCTGCTGGACATGGTAGCGCCATTGATCGAATCGTCTCACATCAACGACGGTGTCGTTGACCTCGTGAACGGCGTGCAGATTGCGATCAAGGGGTCGGACCGGCCCGACACGATGCGAGGGGTCGGCCTGTTCGATGCGATCCTCGACGAGTACGCGTCGATGAAGCCGTCGGTGTGGGAGTCGATCATCCGCCCGACGCTCTCCGACGTGAAGGGGCGGGCGCTCTTCATCGGGACGCCCGACGGGCGGAACCACTTCTACGATCTGTATCAGTACGCCCTGACCGCGAACGACCCCGAGTGGGGCGCGTACCACTTCACCAGCAAGGACAACCCGTTCCTGCCGCCGGAGGAAGTGGAGGCCGCGCAGAAGTCGATGTCCTCCTCGACGTTCCGGCAGGAGTACCTCGCGTCCTTCGAGACGGGCGGCGCGAACCAGTTCAAGCGGGACTGGTTCAAGTACGACGACGAGGAGCCGAAGGAAGGCGAGTGGTACGTCACGATGGACTTGGCGGGCTTCGCCGACGTGGCGCTCGCCGAGAACCGCCGGCAGCGCAAACTCGACTACACGTCGATCTGCGTGGTCAAGATCACGCCGAAGGGCAAGTGGTGGGTGCGCGACATCTACTACGGGCGCTGGGGCATCGAGGAGACTGCGCGCCGATTCGTCGACGCAGTCGAGAGCTGCAAGGCGCTGAACGTCGGGATCGAGAAGGGCGCGCTCTTCAACGCGGTGTCGCCGCATCTCGTGTCCCTCGCGGCGAAGCGCAAGATTCCGCTGCGGGTCGAGGCACTGACCCACGCGAACGAGAGCAAGGAAGACAGGATCATTTGGGCGTTGCAGGGTCGCTTCGAGCACGGGCACATCGTGTTCCGGCGGGCACCGTGGAACAGCGAGGCCGAGGATCAGCTGGTGCACTTCCCGTCGCGGCTGGTGCACGACGACATCCCCGACTCGCTGGCGATGGTTGAGCAGCTGGCGAAGAGCCACCTGTACGAACAATTTGCTGACATCGACGACGAGCCCTACTGGCGACCGATGGACAGCGTGATCGGATTCTAAGGGAGCAGGCAATGGCGGAACGTGAGGTCGTGCACTTCGAGGGCGCGGGCAAAGCCCAAATCCTCCCCGACGACAAGGCGCCGACGGCAGAGGGCGTCAAGAAGGGCAAGTACGATCAGCTCGTCGGCTGGGTCACGTCGAAGGTCGGCGAGTGGCGCCAGCACCGCGACTCCAACCATCTCCCGTTGTGGGACGAGTACGAGCGCGCGTGGCGCGCGATCTACTCGCCGGCGGACAAGCAGCGCAAGAGCGAGCGGTCGAAGCTGATGACGCCCGCGCTCTCCGAGGCGGTCGAGAACCTCGTCGCCGAAGTGGAAGAGGCGGTCTTCGGCCGCGGCGACTTCTTCGACATCAAGGGTGAATTCACAGACCCCGACGAGGCGAAGAAGATCACCGAGCAGAACAAGCGCCAGCTCCGCGAAGACCTTCAGAAGGTCGAGTACGCGTCGAACGTGTCCGAGGCGCTGATCAACGGCGCGGTGTACGGGACGCTCCTCGGCGAAGTGCAGACCCGCACGATCACCGTGCGCGACATCATCCCGCAGGGCGACCCGGAGACGGGCTACGAGATGGGGGTCGTCGAGAAGGAAGTCACCTACTCCTACCTGCGCTCCATCAACCCGCGAAACTTCCTGATCGACCCCAACGCCCGCACCGTCAACGACGGCATGGGCTGCGCGATCGAGGAGTACGTCGGCCTGCACGAGCTGGCCGCGGGCGTGCGCGACGAGACGTACTTCGACATCGACCTCGAGGCGTCGAGCGGCGACACGGACCTGACCGCGGACCCGCAGGTGACGACCGAGCACACGGCCGACAAGGCCCACGTGATCCGCTACTACGGGCTCGTGCCGCGCGGCTTCCTCATCCCCGAGGCGCCGAAGCGCAACGAAGACGGTACGGAAGAGCCGGCCGAAGTCGACGAGTACGACATGGTCGAGGCGATCGTCGTCATCGCCAACAAGTCGGGCTGCCTGAAGGCGGTCGAGACGCCGTACATCATGCGCGACCGCAGCGTCGTCGGCGCGCCGTGGGACTTGGTCCCGGGCCGCTTTTGGGGCCGCGGCGTGTGCGAGAAGGGGATCACGTCCTCGAAGATGCTCGACGCGGAATTCCGCTCGCGCATGGACGCGCTCGCGTTCACGTCCGCGCCGATGATGGGCATGGACGCGGGGCGCCTGCCGCGCGGCTTCAAGTTTGAAGTCTACCCCGGGAAGAGCATCCTGACGAACGGGAACCCGGGCGACGTGCTCCGGCCCTTCACGTTCGGCCAGCTCGATCAGAACACCTACCAGCAGGCGCAGGCCCTCGATCAGATGGTCCAGCGCGCCACCGGCTCGCTCGACGTGATCGCGATGGCGCAGCGCGGCGCGAGCGGCGACGCGCGCTCCGGCGCGGTGTCGATGTCGCTGTCGGGCATCGTGAAGCGCCACAAGCGCACGTTGATGCAAGTCATCGAGCGGTTCCTGATGCCGTCGCTGCAGAAGATGATGTGGCGCAACATGCAGTTCGCGCCCGACCGGTACAAGCCGTTCAATTTCACGTTCCTCGCCACGTCCACGACGGGGATCATGCAGCGCGAGTACGAGACGCAGCAGCTCGTCCAGCTCCTGCAGACGCTCCAGCCGGGCACGCGCGAGCACAAGGTCGTCCTG